TGCAGCTCGGCGTCGCGCCCCTGCACGATGATCGCCTCGACCTTGCTCCGCGCGTCCGCGAACGAGCCCTTGCTCGGGTCGAGCGTCGGCCGCGGCGTCGGGTTGCCGCCCGGCAACTGCGCCGCCACGGCGGCCTCGGCCTTCGGGTCGTCCGCCGAAAGCACGGTGAGTTCCGTGCGGACGGGGAAGCGCCCGAAATTCTCCGGCTCGGCGCAGATGTACACGAACCCGACCGGAACGAGACGGGACGTGATGATTTGCGCGCCCCAGATGACGGCCTGGAGACCAGTCTTGAGGAGCGTTGCTTGGCTCTCGATGTCCAAGATGTCGCGGCCGAACTTGCGGATGTCCGCATAGTCGACCGCATTCATGTAGATGCGGGCGACGCGAAGATCATGGCGCTCGATTTCGGCAAACGCGTCTGCGAGAACGGCCGGCGAAATCGGAGCAACGACAGCGACGTCGGGATTGGTTTGCCCGGGGATCGTGTCGTAACCAGAAACCGCAATCGAGTCGAGCACGGTGAATACCCGCTCGTCTTCCGCGGCCTGGATCTGAGCCTTCGCCAAGTCTTGGGCGCGCTCGATCAAATCGAAGCGGCGCTCTTTGACCTGCGTGAGCGGAATCTCCGGGTTCGAGGCGATCTCGAACAGCGGGAAGATGACGCGCCGAGGCTTTTGAATTGCGAGAATGTTTTGCCCTTCCTCACCGACGACAAAGGCGGAAACATCCGTGTCTTTGTCATAGATAGGTAGCGCACCATCCGGCAATTGTTCGACAAGAAACGTTTTACGTCCAACCGCAGTGTAATCGCGGCGTAGACGCAACGGTTGAATGAGGGATGCCGCGATTTTGGCGCGACCCGCAGCAGTCTTCAGGTACTCCGAGATGATCTGCTGCTTCGTCTCATTCGAGACGACGGGACGCATTTGATGGAATCCCGGCTGATACCCCATCTGCTGGTAACCAGGTTGGTATCCCATCATTGGAGCATACCCGGCCTGGTGCATCATTTGGTTGTACGGCTGGCTTGCGACCATTTGGTACATGACTTCTCTTCCTCCTCAGATGCGGGTGTCGATCACGAGGAGCGACGAGCTGGAGTCAGGTGCAACCCTCACGATGCCCATCAACGTCACGAACTCGACCGAGCCTTGTCCGGAAACGTTGTATTCGTAGGCGTCCGCAAGGACGTTCGTGGCATACCCATTTACGGATGCGTAAACTCGATCGCCCGCCGTCCAGGTAATGGCGTTGCCTGCGCCGCCGCCAAGCTGGACCTTCGTCTCGTAAATCGAGAGCGCCAATGTGGCACCCACACCGCAAAGATATGGGCCTTTGGTCGACGCGACGCCTGGCGTATTCTCGAACATATTCCCGAGGGAATCGTTGATGAAAAAGCCGAGGGGCTTGATCTTGGCGTCGTAAGCGTTGCTGATCTTGACCGGACCCCCATGGAATCCGTTCCCGTAGTCGTATCGAGAAAACGCAATGGAAGCCCCGAGGACCCCGAGTTTCCCGTATGCGTTGTTGACATTGAGAGTCGCGGACTTCTGCGTGGTGACTACGGGGGGGTTCGCCTGGGTGAACGCATCCGGAGTCAATTTACCCACAGAATTGCGGGTAATGACATTCAGGATTTGTACGCGGCCCGACGTTTCCTTGAAGTCACCCGAAGATTGTCCGCCGATAGCGAAGGAACTCATTTTTTAGTTTCTCCTTGGCACGTTGGCTTGGTTCGGGTGTTCGATGCGATTTAAATTCCGCCTAACGGGCGCACGTCCCCATTCGGGGAAAACCTTTTCAGTACCCGACGCCGAATACCGAGCGAACATCAGGAGCCGATGGCCAAAGAGCCGCGAGCTTGTCGATTTCGCTCTTGGCACCGCCGCCAGCCACGGGAGATGCCGCAACGCCGCCCCCGACCCGAGCAACGCCGCCCGTTGGGCGAGTTCCCATGGTCCGAGATGCCATGCGCATCATGTACGCAGCTTGCTTCTGACCTTGGTCTTGGCCTTGCTGCGCTTGTTGTGCTTGCTCCGCGTCCTGCGTTTCCTGGTTCGCGAAGAGCGTCTTCAAAACATCGTCTTCGGGTCCGAGCTGCACTTCCCCAATATCCATTGGGGGGGCCTCCATTTGAATGCCGGCCTCGTTGAATTCATCCTGCGCAGTTTGACCCATCAGCTCGTCGAGCAGCATGTCCTCGGCCTGCATTGGAGGCATTTGCTGTTGCTGCGACATTTGAGGCGGCATTTGCTGCTGAGCCATTTGCGCGGGCATTTGTTGCTGCCCAACTGGCATTTGGTTGTCAGCGCGAATGAGTCCCGCATGACGAAGCGCCGCGAAGACGGCAGCATTCACAGCCGTCTGAAAATCAGGTTGAGCAGGCGCGGCCTGGGAAGGTGCCGGAGGCGCAGGGGGCGCAGCAGGAGCCGGA